CGCGGCGGCCGAATGGTCTGGCAAGCTGTCCGGCGGATCCGATCTGATCAGGGCCATGCAGAGATGGGCAGGAGTGACCGCAGACGGCTACCTCGGACCGCAGACCATCCGCGCGCTCCAGAAAAAACTCGGCACACCGGTAGACGGCGTGATCAGCTACCCGTCTGCGATGGTCAAGGCTTTACAGGAGTGGTGTAACCGCCAGTAAAAAAATATAAAATATATCAAAAGGCGTGGGGATTTCCCTACGCCTTTTTTTATTGCAAAAAATAAAAAAACTAAAATAACCTATTGACGTATACGTCAATGAGTGGTATTATATAATCAAAGTTAAGGCATAACAAAAATCAAGGAGGAAATTAAAATGGAAAAAGCAAAAAAAATTAAAAGTCTGGAAGGAATCCAGAGAGTAAGATTTAATGATTTTTCGGAGTACGAATCAGAGAAGTCAGCAAACGGTGGAGCGTATGGCTTCTGGACGGACTACACCCGTTTGGAAAACGGGATGTGGGAGGTTTCCTACGGAACCACCGCAGAATTTGACTTCTGCCCGGTGTGCGGAAGCTTCGATGATCACCGTCTCGAAGACGGAACTTACGAGTGCGGTGAGTTCCAGACGGTCAGCGAAGAGGAACTGATCGAAGAAATCAATAAATTCGTTGAGACGGATGACGAATTTATTGAATATAAAGAAGGAGAAAAATAAAGAATGAAAATAAAAACAATCCGGAACGCCTCCGGCTTAACACAGGAGGCGTTCGCAAGAAAATATAACATCCCGAAGAGGACTCTTGAGGGATGGGAGGCGGGAAAAAGAAACCCGCCGGAGTATGTCCTTTTACTACTCGATAGAGTAGTTAGAGAGGATACCAAAAAAACAGAAAAGGAGAAAACAGAGATGAATAGCTTTTACAATTACAATACGATAATTTTAAAGCATGGAGTAGGCAGCTACTCCATGAAACAATTTAACAACTTTACTGAAGGCGATTGCATCTGTGGAGAAAACGCAAGCCCGGAAGAACTGAAACGCTGGACGGGAGACCAGTACGACTTGGCAAAAGCCGAGCTTGCTAAATATAGCTGCTCGTACCGCAAGTCCGGTGGATACATGTTTGCCGATGAATACGCGCTCGAATACTGTAATACGGACGAAGACGGGGAATTTCTCGATGGATCAGACCTCGATCTCGCGGAAAAAGAAGCATGAAAGAAAAAAATTATAAAAAGTGTGTAATTTGCGGGAAGGAGTATCCTTGCACTCCCTCCCGCAACGTTGTGACTTGTTCGAGGGAGTGTAGACTCAAATACTTGAGCCAGAATCACAAGGGGCTTAAAATGTCAGCCGCCACCCGGGAAAAGATGGCAGAGTCGAGAAAAAAGGTTCCGAACAGTGCAGAGATACAGAGGATGGCGACGGAAGCCGCCAAGAAAAGCCCGAAATCTGGGCGATTTATAACCAACAAGGCGGCGATCGACTGGCACTTAGTCAGTCCGGAAGGGGAGCATTTCCATATTCACTCCCTTGCCTTTTGGCTGAGGGAAAATCACGAGATGTTTGGCGTTGAGCCAGACACTCGGGAGTTTAAAAATGTTATTTCGGGGCTTTCCCGAGTAAAAAGAGCAATGCTCGGGAAAATCGGAGACGGGCAGCGGCCGTGTGCAACGTATAAAGGTTGGTCTGTGATTCCGACAGATTACGACTTGGAAAAATTAAATAAGGATTTAACTGATGATAGCTCAAGGTGAAGATAATTAAAAGGAGACAAATAATATGCAAAAAAAATTTATGATT